CCAACATTGCCAGACTGGGCCGATTCCAGATTGCGCCGAGCCTGCTCGATATCGGCGTTGATATCCGGCCGGCCAAGGTTCTTCAAGTTGTCCGCCGCACGCGCAACGGCGTTGTAACCTTTCTCCCAGAAACTCAGGTTCTCCAGAATTCGCGGGGTTCGCTCGTTGATCGCGTCGGCATACTGCTCGGTCGCCAGTTTCACGGCGCCGGCGTGGTCGCCCTGCTTCTCCAGCGCGGCGATCTGCGAGTAAACCGACGCGGTCAGGTAGTGGTATTGCTCATTCAGCGCAGCGGATGCCTTGACCGGGTCGTCGGCGAGCTTGGCGAACTCGGCTACGGTCTCGCTTACGGCCTTGCCAGTCGCCTCCTGCATCGACACGGCAGCCTGGGTGATTCCGGTGAAGCTTTCGCCGGCGATCTTGCCGTTGTCGGCCAGCAGAGCGAGCACGGCTGCGGCTTGGCCAGTGGTGCCAACGGTTGCGCTGACCTGGCGGGCCATGTCGCCCAATTGCCCGGCGCTCACACCGGCGTAGTTGCCGGTCAGGATCAGCGCTTTGTTGTAGCTGTCCTGTTCCTCGCTCCCCTTGTAGAAAGCGTACGCCAGACCACCTACCGCGGCGGTGGCAAGCGCGACCGGGCCGAGAATGGCGAGAAGTCCCGCCGCTCCCGCGCCTGCACCGGCGCCCAATTGCGCAACCGCACGTACGCCACTTTCCCAGTCTCCCGAGGACAACGCATTCCCCAACTGAACGACGTTTTCCTGTGCCTGCCGTGTACCGAGGCGCAGCTTGTCGAAACCGGTGGTGGTTTTGGTGAGCTTGTCGTAATCCTTGTCGATCTTGCTCAGGGCGGTGTTGTACTCGTCCTGGCTGATCCGGCCGGCATCCAGATGCTTGCCCAGTTGCTCGACCTGGGTATCCAGCTTCGCCAGTGCGGCGCGGGCCGGGTCAATGGTGCCCAGCAGACTGTTCAGCGCCTTCTGCTCATCCATGGCCGACTTGGCCAGTGCGACCTGTTGCTTGTCGAGCTGCGCCGAGATCTTCGCGGCCTCAGCCTCGCCATAGGCGCCGGTTTTGGTCAGCTTCGCCAGCGCTTCGCGCTGCTTGGCAAGGTCCTGCGTGGTCTTGGCACTGGCAGAGAGCGACTTCTCCAGCGCCTGCATTTCGTTCATCAGCGAAACGGCGGACTGCTCGGCCCGGCCGCCGGCCTTCGCCATTTCATCAAGGCTCGCTTTGGCCTCGATTGCATCGGCCGAGTCGATCTTGACGCCGAGTTCTGCAATGTTCATCGACTCACCTTGAATAAGTGCCCGCGATTACGGGCTGTTTTCCCTTTCCTCCGCCATGACGCGCAGGGCTTCGCCTTCCAGCACCTGCAGGTCAGGAAAGATTTCAGCGAGTTTCTTTTTCTTGATGCCGAGGAAGCCGGCTACGTCGCGAATGCAGTTGTAATCGAGGCCGATGGCGCCACCGGTGCCGACCCGCCACTGCGTGGACATTCGGTTGAACAGGAGGAAGGCTGGCCAGTTGCATGGCCAGACCTCTGTTTCCTCTTCCAAATCACCAGGCGCAAGCCCGAACATACTCATCAACTCAACCGGCGCCGCGGGCGCATATAGGGCGCGCGCGGCGTCTGTCAGTTTCCCAGGCGGGCCTGGTTGTAGGCGCCTTGATATGCCTCAACCACTGCTTCGGTTGCGCCTTGGCAAGACCTCACCAGTGCGGTGATGCTCTTCTCATCGAACTTGTCGTCGAAGGCCCAGCCAGTTACCAGATCCTTGATCTGCTGAACCTGCTGGACTGCATCTGCAGCGACTACTTCAGAGAGCGATGGTTGATCACCGAGCGCGGCCATGGCTTCCTTGCGATTTTGGTTCCACTCATCAAACAGAGCGGCCAGCTCTATCCGGTCGCGATACTTGAACGTGAACTCGATCTTTTCGGGTTCGCTACCAACTATTGGGATCACCACCATGGCCTTGAACGTCGGGTTCTGGGCAATGCGGATTTTTGCCATGGGTTACACCACCGCAGTCAGGTAACGAGTCGGCTCCGCCTGCAACGCGAGGTTCACAGTGCGCGTCAGCAGATTATTGCGGGACACTGCCGGCTGTTTGGAAAACGACGTATAAGCGCCGTACAGCAACGTGTCATTGCCCGGCAGATTCAGTCGCGCAGCCTCGACCTGCTTGCCGGCATCAGCCTTCATCAGCACCTTGTTGAAATCCTGCGCCGGGTCATCCGCCAGGGTCAGCACCATGCTGGCTGCCGATTTGTCGGTCGGAATTTGCTTACCCTGGTCATCCTCGAGGAAAACCACGTCGAGGTAGTTCTGTTCACCGCCGGAGAAGGCAACGTCGGAGATTTGCGGAATCTGCACCCAGGTCAAAACCTTGCGCATGGTGCCCGCGCCGCCGCCGGCCGGAAAGATCTGGGTGTCAGTAGTGTCGATGCCTTCCAGCGTGATTGCCGTCGCGGTCGCAGCCTTCACTCGAACCACCTTGCTGTCCAGCTTGCTCCAGCCCGAAGTCAGCAACACGATATCGCCGGCGCTCAGCGTACCGCCCACAACGGTGGCCACAGCTTCAGTGGCGTTGGTGATGGAAGCGAAAGCCAGTGCAGTGGCATAGGTTGCAGCATGCTGGAAAGTGCCGCCGTTCGGGATCTTGTAGCCCATGGGTATTTCCTCTTTGCAGATATGAAAAAACCCGCTCAGTGGCGGGTTTCGTAGGGTTGCCCAATGGGCGGGATCAGTTGGTATCGGCTCGATAGGAGAACGAGACCGGGACGGTGTACACGGAATCGCCGGTGATGCCTGGGCCTTGGTCAACTGGCGACATAGTCACCACAATCACAGTCCCTTTCGTGTCCCGAGCGTACAGAGGGAACAGGCTCGTCAGCTCCTCGACGATCGGGTTCGTCTTTGTTTTCCCGGTACCGGCCGGCGCAATAACGCTCACCTGAAACACGCCGGTGAACAGCCGGTGATCGCCGCCGAGCGTGTTGCTCGCGGTATCACCCGGGATCGTGAACGCTCGCAGATATGTTTCATCAGCTGCCGGTGTGTAGGCCGTGTTCTCGAAGACGATCTTTAGCTTCTGTGGCCTGGCATTGTTCCAAGCGATGAGTTTTGCTTCGTAGATCGAGGCGACTATTGCGTGAGACATCAGACAGCCTCCCAGACCAGGGAGGGTGAAACCGATCGCAAGCTTTTCCGCTCCCGACATTTGTCGCATTGATGGGGATATTGCGGCGGACTTGAAAGCCAAACTACAGCGCCCTCCTCTTGGAGTAACCGCCCGCCACAGTCGCACAGTGTGTATCTCATCACCGGGCGAACCGGTACGTCTTCGAACTTCATACCTGATTGTTCCTGATGGCCTCCTGCACGATCTGCTGGAAGCGAGCCACGGTAACCCGGACCATACCGCCGGGGGCCTGGGTCGAATGACCGAACTCCAGCGGGATCGCATAGGGCAAGTTGTTGATGATGTAGGCGATCTGGCCGGCGGTGAAATCGCTCATCGCGGCGACCAGGGCAGCGACTGTCTCGGTGCCGCTCGGGTCAACCACGTCGAAGGTAACGCTCTCGACCACGCCAAGGGAGATGTGCCAGTTCGCGCGGAACCGGCCGCCGACATAGCCCTCCGGTGCGACGATGTCCATGCCATCGTTGAGCTTGCGACCTTTCTTTAGCCTGCCGCCTTTGGTCAAGTTGGCCGGATCGTTGCGCAGCGAGGAGTTGTGGTCGTCAACGGCCTTGTTGTACTGGGCCGCGACAGCGTTCTGCGCCCATATCTCCGGGTTGCCCACGGGAGACATGCGGATCAGGCTACTGCCGACCTCGATGATGATCTCGCGCACGCTGGCGTCGATAGCTTCACTGGTTTGAGCCGCGAACTCGGCCAGGCTCAGGGCGAAGCTGCCGGACTGCCCGGCGCCAGCCCTACTCATGACCGCACCTGCAGCTCATACAGGATCGGTGTCCCGGCGGGATTCACCTCTTTCAACGGCGGCACGATGGACCAGGTACGACCCTGAATGATCACTTTGTTCAGCAAGTCCGGCACCCACTCCAGGCCCTGCGCGGCGATCTTGAGCTTCTTGTCGTCCTGCTTGATGAGGCTGTTGTTCTGGAATTCCTGACCGGTGAAGTCCAGCAGGATGCCTTGGGCGGTCTGTTCAATGGTGGCGCCCGGTGAATCGCCACCTGTTTCAGGATCGTGCTCGCCCGGCTGCGTCTTGCTAATGATCACGGGCTGGCCGAACTCTGTGATCATCTCCAGAGCCATCACGGCCATTTCGTCATAGAAGGCCATTTTGGCTCCGTTTCAGCTATGCGCGCACTGCGAACAGACCGCGCTTCTGTAGGTAGTCAGCAAACTGGGTTGCGCTGGGACGATCGGGCGCCGCCGGCAACAGGCGGCCGCTGGTGTTCGGGATCGCCGCGTACTCGCGTGTGACGGCGCCTTCAACACGCTCCAGCGTTACCGCTCCTTTGCGCTTCTCGATCGGGTCGACGTCGTCGGTGTGGATCTCGGCGGCCAGCGCCATCTGGCCGTACTGGATCCGCGCTGGCAGGTACTTGTCGGGCTTGATCTCGTAATCCAACTCGACACCGCGGCGCGGCCAGGCCAGAGCCTGCTCGCTGTTGGACTTTCGCCCTTTCCACGTCATGCCGTCCATTGCCAGCGCGGCCCGGCGCAGTAGCGCTTCTTGCGCTGGAACCTCCGCCGGGATGGTCACACCGAACTTCACGGCGTACATGTCCAGATCTTCGGCAGATGCGTAGCTTTCGGCGTCAGGCTTGCCGGTACCGTCCTCGATGATGAGAGTCATGAATCAGCTCGCTGTGGTTTTCTGGATCGGGTACCGCGTTGCCGGGCACCCGGGTTATTACGCCTGCTGCAGTTCAGCAACTGCCTTTTCCAGCGATTCTACCGAGGCATTCGCCCGATACGTCACGTTGGCGGCGTCTAGCTGCGCCTTGAGGTTCGCGATCTTCTCGGCATTATCGACCGGCTCCGCTGCCGCCTTGAGGCGTTCGACTTCAGCGCGGAGAGATTCAACCTCGCCCGCCAAGTTGTCACGTTCACCCGTGAGGGCTTCGAAACCTTCATGAATGGCTTTCAGTGCACCGAACAGGCGGATTGGCAGTTCGCCGGCGCCAGGGTGTTCCAGATCGGACAGACCTTCAGCGGCGTCGATTAACAACACGATGCCGTCACGCTCCGCATTCAACTTGTCGATCAGCTCCTGCAGCGCAGCGTGATCACCACTATCGGCGATCAGCAACACCGGCGCCGGCTCGACCTGCCGCACCGTCACCTCCGGCACATCATCGGCCTCACCATCGCGATTTTCGGTGATGCTCGCGTCGATGATGCGCAGGCCGTGTTCCTTCGCTAACGCCTTCACGTCTTCCCGGTACTGGTGAAACGGTCCGGGCAGATACCAAATTTTGTTGCTCATGATTGCATCTCCGCCAAGCCGGGCACACGTCCCGGCTTGGACATCGCGGGGTTACTTGGAGGCGTCACCGATCAGAGCCACACCGGCGGTGTGCTTGATGCTGGTAGCGGTCTTGTCCCAGTTGGTGCCGGTCGCCAGCTCAGCGTCGGTTGGAGACTTGCCGCCGGTGGTGGTATCCCAGGTGTAGCCCTTCAGGCCCAGGCCGAAGGTGTAGTCGGTCTGAAGCGTGGTTTCGATGCGCTCCTTGCCGTTGGTGGTCTGGACGTTGCTGATGATGTCGCGACCGTCGTGCACCAACGCAGCACCCTGCACCAGAGACAGGATGATTTCCTTATTCGGGGTGCCGGCCTGCATCAGCGCCGGGGCATCCGTCACAACGGAGATCTTGCCGAGGATGTCCACCACGCGAACGTTGCCCGCCTGGAACAGCTGCTGCTGGTTCGCCAGGTTCTGGCCGACCAGCTTGTGGTAGCTCGTGCCCTGCATCACCTGGGTGACCAAGTTCTGACTGGCGTCGCCGAACTTCGCATGCGCGTTGTTCAGGCCGGCGTAGCTGATACCTGCGGTAGCTGACACATCGTTGACTGCTGCCGCTTGGGCGGTGATCGCTGCCACCAGAGCCGCGATCGCAGTGTTCAACTGATCCTTCAGCAGGATTTCAGCGAACGCACGGCTGGCGACTTCGATGCCTTGCGCAGTTGGGCGCTCTAGCCAGGTCATCTGCGATGGCTCATATCGGATCGGGCCGAAGCCGCCTGCGACTTTCACCGAAGTGTTCTTCAGCTCGGTGAGGTCGGTGGCTGCAACGGCCGCGTTGGCGCTGTAGCGATCCACGCGGCGCTGAGCAGCAGCCAGGGTCTGGAAGAACGACTCTTGGAGGAAGTCGCCAGTGAAGCCGTCTGGGGACAGCACGATAGCGCCGCGACTCGCAGCGTTGAAAGCGGCCAGGTACTGATCCAGCGTCTCGAGAGTCGCAGGCATGATGTACTGGTTGAAGACCTGCATTTGCGACAGGGACATGAGTTATTTCCTTACGATTGAGGGAGATCTGGGAACCGGCTTGCGATCGCAACCGTGCGTTCCTCTTTGGTACCGCCGATTTTTCCTTTCGGGGCCCCGCCCCCACCACCTGCACCGCCGGCCCCGCCGCCCGATGCTTTACTGCCCGCGATCAGCGGCGCGAACGCCGCGTCATTCGCGATTTCTGCTTTCAGCTCGTCCAGCGTTGCCGCCGAGAGCTTGCCCTGTGCGTCGAGGACGACCACAACAGGCTTCCCGTCGCGTTGTTCGACGCTCAGACGGCGCTCGATGTGCGGCAACAGGGCTTTGGCGCTGCCTTGAACAGCCAAGGCAGACGCAATATCAGTAGCGGTACGGCCGACAGTCAGATCCCGGATCTGCCCGCTCAGCGTTGCTCGCTCCTGCTCCAGCGTGCCGGTCAGCTCAGCTTCACGGCGGGTGAATTTCTCAGTCCAGGAACGTTCGAGCTCTTCGACGTTGCCGGACTTGCGAGCGAGCTCTTCCCGCTCCAGACGCGCAGCCTCTTCGGCGTCGCGCGCCTTCTTCTCGGCGGCTTTTTTCTCACCGAGCAGTTCATCAACCTTGGCCTTTAGGCCGGATACATCTTCTTGCTGCGGCAGACCTTCAATGCCGAGTACGAACTTGCCGTCCTTCTCGGTGTAAAGAGCGCGCACGGCTTCATCTACCCCTTCCAGGGTATCCAGTTGGAATTTCAGCATTGGTTGTCTCCCAGAGACTTAGGTGCAGGCCCTGCCTGCGGGCATAAAAAAGCCCCAGCAAATGCCGGGGCTCTAGATCTTTATGAGCGCTAGTAAGGGCGGATAGATGTCACGCCCTGCTCACCCTTTGGTGATATATGGATTACGCTTTCGTCCGCAATTTGAATTCGGCTCGGATAATCGTTCAGCCACCCTTGAATGGCCTTGAACTCTACGTCATTCAGCAGATAAACCTTCCCACCAGCGCACGCGACAAAATTGCTCTTTAACTGCTCCGCTGTCTTGTTATGAAGGTCGATACCTTGAACAGGCGTAGGTTGATGGAATTGGTCGAGCGAAAAACTAATCTTTTCTGGCTGCATGTTGACCTCCTGGTCGTTGATAGCTCCACGACTATATCCCAGCACGCTCAAAAGCCAATGGCTCTAGCACCTTCATCTGAGCGAGGGTGAGCGGCGAAAAGTTTCGATCAAGCTGTAGCTCAGCAAAGCGCTCTACGCTAAGCCCGCCCTCCCGAAACAGCTTCGCCCGAACTGGGCCAATGGCCTTGTCCTGAAACGCCGCTGGCTGCTGCTTGAGCCAGTCGTAGTAGCTGAGGTCTGCCCTTACCTGCTGCGCACCGATATCGCCGATGGATGCCCGAGTGGCGCCCTCGGCGAACAGCGCGCTGAACCGAGTCACCGCCACCACCGTTGAACGGCAGTTGATGTGAATCGGCGGCCTCGGCCCTTCATTTAACTTGAACCGGTGCTTATCGAGCGTCCGGCACTGACTGGTCGTCTTCGAATCCAGCGTACTGACCCACTCCACCGACGGCACGACATCGGAGTTCGCTTTCAGCGTCTCCATGCGCGCTTGGGTGGCAACGTGCTGCACCGCCGTCCGTACGATCGAGCCGGCGTTGCGGCTGGTCGTGGCCAGGATGCCGTCGTTGTACTTCAGCGCCTTGGTGCCGCGAATGTTCTTGATGATCTGGAAGTTGGTTTGGCCTTCGAAGAAGCCCTGCCGGATCGCGCCTGTGAGGCGCTGCCGCTCGGTGGCGGTGAAGCCATCAATGAACGACTTGAGCAGCTTGCCGCCGTCCGCGCCGCGCACGCTCAGCGGATTGGTGAGGATTGCCGTCCTGATTGCCGCCGCACCAGGCACCGCCGCGTCGAACGAAACGCCAACCGGCGCCGCACGGGTCAGGCTTGTCGCCTCGAACTCGGCCTCGTAGTTGGCGATATCCACCAGATCAAGGTTCAGCCTCTCACTGTAGCGGTCGAAAATGCCCAGCAGCAGGCTGTCGACTTCGCTCAGCAGCCGCTCAAGCCGAGCGACGGTGTAATCCGTCAGGTCGGCCCGGGTCAGCCGCTCACGGATTGAGCGGTCGATCTCCTTGAGGAACGGCGCGAACTTCGCCACCTCCCCCGACTTCAATTGCTCAAGGAAGACGGCGTGCCGGATCGTGGCATCAAGGATTGCTTGGTTTGCCGCCATTCGGAATCACCTCTGCGTCATCAAGGGCTGGCCCGGTGCTCTGCGCTTCGAGTTCGTCCCGGATCTCGTCGTCCGTCTTCTCAGGGTTGATCACGCCTCGATCGCGCAGGTACTGCCAGAAGTCGCCTTCAGGGAGTTTGCCGCCCTGCACCGCATTGAACAGTGCAGCCAGGATCGTCGCGTCGAGAGTGATCTGGCTGAAGTCCTGATTGAGCTTGTAGACCACTTCACCGGAGACGTTCACGAACTCAGCCATCCATTCAAGGCACTGGCTGTAGGCTTCGCTGACATTGCTGACCACCAGCGACAGGACGCTGTGTTCGGCGGCGCTGTCGTTGTCGGCCTGGGTTGCGGTCTTCACTGCGCTACCACGCTCAATGAGCCGCGCGCCGAGCGAGACCATGTCCTGCTTCTTGGATTCCATGGCCTCCTTGGCCACCGTGTTCGGCTGAGCCTGCCAAACTCCGCAGGTGCCGTTTACCGGAAGCAGCCAAGGCGCTCGGGAGCCGAGGAATATCCCGTTCGTCTCCATGTGATCGCGCCATTGCTCATCCAGACCGGCCATCCACGGCTGAGGCTGGCCCACCAAATAGGCAGCTTCTTCGTAGTCCGCACTGTTGCGGTAATGGCCAATGTTCACCTCGGCCATGTCGTATAGCGGGGCGTCGTCGATCGTGGTGTCGTTATTCTCGCTGCCAACGAATTGGAACGGGATCACTTGCCACGGTCGACCCAAGCCATTGAGCGGGGTGAATGGCGCGACAACCTGAGCGGTATTGCTTGCCCCCTCCTCCCAGACTTCCTGCGTGTACTGGCCGGAGACATCGAGACGCAATACTCGGTATTGCACGACCTGCTCACTGCCGAAACCATCGTCCGTATCGACGTCGACCGTCTCGCGCAGCACGACGAGGCTCAGCAGATGCTGGCCGCCGACTTGGCGAGTCTTCCAGTTGATTATCGACTCGGCGGTGTAGCTCGCGATGTTCGCTCGGGCACGGCCGGAAAGTTCGTCCGCCTTGCTGACCGTGCCCGCCTCGACCGCGGCGTAATCCACCAGCAGCCCATGGCGACCCACTTCGAGCAGGTGCCCGATCACCGACTGGGATTGTTGGTAGACGCTCACACCCTGACCGTCGACGTCCTTGGCCACATAATCGAGCGCGCCGGGAACAGTCAGGGTTGGCCAGGTGCGGAATACTGCACCGACCAGACTGTGCTTGGTCCGCCCCGTGGCGTTGTAGAACACTGCCCGCTTCTTGTACGCCTCGTAGCGCTGCTTGTTGTCCTCGCTGGTGTCGGCCGCGTTGGGCCTCGGCAGGTAACGGTCGCCGGCAGCCTTGATGGTTTCCGACCCTTTGCAGACGTCGCGCACCAAGCGCCAGCGGTACTGTGCCGCCTTGTATTCGGGACGAGTAAAAGTGACGTCCGTCATCGGGCGACTCCCATTTTCATTGAGGTGACCGGTTTAACGATCGGGTACTCGCGGTGAATGAAGTAACCGCCGCCGTCGTTGGCGTGGTCGTTTCCTTGGCTCTTGTCTGGCTCGCCGTTGGGCGCCCATATCTGCTGTTCCAGGCCGTCGGCGTATGTCGGGCAGGTGAACGGATTGACCAAGTAACGCCGCTCGCCCTGCGCGTTGCAGAACATAGCGTTCATGGCGTTGATTCGATCCTTAACTGGCGGGTTGGCCGCCGGCGCGATTACTGTGAAACCCGCCTGCTTGAGCATGGCGATATCGGTCAGGCTTGCATTTACCGACTTGCGCGAATCGCCGGAGGCGTCCGGGTAGATCCGGATCTCGCAAGTCTTTCTGAAGTCATTGCCGGTGTGTTCCCAGTACCGTTCTTGGATGCGGCGGATCATGTCCGGCGTGTCATAGCCATCCATCAGCTCGTCCACGGCGCGCGGCAGGCCATGATCACGTTTGACGTGCGTGATCGCCGCCATCTTGCCGACGTTGAAGTCCATGCCGATGAACAGCGGTTCGCCGGGCTGGACCGTGTCGAAGCACTGGTTCAGCTTGCGGTCGTAAGCGTGGTAGATCGACCCGGATGTCAGGTTGACGAACTGGCCGTTCAGGTAAGCGCGGATCAGTTGCTCGGGGTACGACTCCATCAACGATGCGATGTAGTCGTCAGGCAGGTTCAGTTCGTTGTCGAAGGTGCTGGCCTGGATCAGCCCATACATTTCCTTCAGCGCCGGCTTGTCGCGCAACTGCTTCACGAACTGGAGAAAGACGAACTTGAAGCCTTCCGGCGTTGTGGTCACGTCCACGCCGTTTTTCAGCCCGGGCATGTTGTACCGCATCCGAGCAATAATCTTGCGCCAGGCCTGCTGCGCCTTGATCGACGTCAACACGTCCAGTTCGTCGACCAGTGCGTGACCGATCTTGAAGCCCACGATGGTCTGCGGCTTCTCCATCGACCGGCAAATCACAGTGCCGCGATACTGTCGGCCGCTGTAGATGTGAACCTCATGGTTCGCCTGGTTGATCTTGGTCTTCAGCCCCCAGTCGTAGGCAACCTCCTCCATCGTGGGATAGAAGATGTCACGGATCTGCGGGTAAGTCGGTGCGAAGTAGCCCGCGTTGACGCCGGGCCACTCCATGAAATGCTTGCTGAGCGCCGAGCATCCGACCCAGGTCTTTCCGGAGCCGAATCCAGCGACGAATGCGCGAAATTTGTGGGGTAATAGGAGGAACTGCGACTGCGGAACGTTAAGGCTCGGCATTCGGCTTCCTCGCATCCACTACGTCGACCTGAATGCGCGTCGGGATTGCCGGTTCGTCGTCAGGCTCATCCTTCCGGTGCCGATTGACGTAGACGTCGCCGACTTCCTTCGCGGCCTGCTCGAGGATCTGCATGGCCAAGCCGATGTTCTTCATCGTCTCCGCCTTCTCCACGAACCGGTTCATGGCGCGCAATCGGTAAGCACGGTTCGCGATCGGGATCTCGGCGGTTTCTTCACGGAAGCGCTTGCGAGCATCTTCAAACATCGTCACCCAGCGCTTTGCCAGGCCTTTCCCTGATGTCTTCGTGGGGTCGTGTGTCTCCACCTGCTGGCGGGTCACCGATATCCCGTATTCCTTTTGGACGGCTTCAACAACCTGTGACGGCGTGTCGAAGCACGCCAAGGCCTGAACGATAAAGGCCTTCACGTCGTTTTGAAGGGCTGCCATAGATTTTCATCCGTCCAGAGCCTGTCCAGAATCAGGCCGACTTGAGCAGACAGGTTCAGCAGGCCCTCGATATGTTCAATTTCCCCACCTCAGCAGGATTGTTTGCAGCGTCCACCAGCTCTTGAACAGCTGGGCTCGCACCGTAGCGGCGGACAACACCCACGAACTCCTCGACGTCGTGTCCGCGCATCTCAAGCTTGGGCAATCCGTCTTGTGTGAATGCTGGCTGACCGTACTTATCGGTCGCTTGGGCTATGTGATACAGCTCGTGTTCGACCAATGCGCAGAAGTCAGCGTCGGAACAGTCGGCGCAGTAATCGGCAGCCAGGGTGATGATGTAGGCCGGCACGTCGCCGAACCAATCCAGCATCTGCTGTTCCATCCGGGCCTTCTGCCAGCCGCCTGCACGGAACGCCACCTGCTCGGCTTGGCCCACCACCGTGCGTCCCTTCTTCGTGAAGGCAGCAGACGCCCACATAACACGAATGTCCGCATCGATCAGATGGGCGTGGTCTTCGTTATGGATGCTGCCGGTGTCTGAAAGGATCTCGACTTGGAGCCACTTCCACACTTCCGGAGCAGGGATCACGCGAATACCGAAGCTGGAGAGTTCCGACAGTTCGATTAGTGAAGTAGTAGGCATAGGTCGATTCATCCTCAGCTCCCCCTTCCAGTGAACCTTATGGTCTATGGTAAATTGACTGATCAGCCTACGAGGAAAATCAATGACCGAGCTAATCACTGAAAGCTTGGTGATACAGGCTGCCCGGGAATGGTCTACACGAAAGAATAAAAGCGAAACGACCGCCGTAGCCAATGCAAGCGAAACAATGGCCGCGCTTAAGGCCAGGCTCAGCAAAAAAGATTATGGCCAGGCATTGGTAAAGCTCTATAAGGAGTACAAAGTGTCGTAAGGCCACCATCCTCAGCTCGACACAATTTGCTAATTCTCGAAACGTGTCGCGACTTACTCCGCCTTGCGGGTGGGCAGCTTAAAGTCAGTCACCCTGTCCGCGATGTTGCGGATCTTCTCCACGCCCAGGAAGCCAACCCAGCCGCCGGCAAAGGTGGCCATGCTCTGTGGCAGGCCGAAGAAGTCCAGGCCGCTGATGATGGTCAGCGTCAAGCCGCCGCAGATGGCGCCTTCCACCAGCATCTGGCGACGAGTGCCGCCTCCGTAAGTGATCCGCAAAACGGCCATCGCGCAGGATAGCGCAGCCGCATAGAGGATCGGCGAATGCTGGCTCAACCACGCAAGCGCTATCGCCCATGTGTCTGGTTTGTCTGGCATGTTTTGCATCTCGTTTCCTCCCCTTCAGGGAGTGGCTATTCATTGTCAGGGTCTTCGCAAGGATCGGTCTGACTATGGGAAATAAGTGACCTAAATCAAAGAACTACAGATTGTCCGACAATTCTTTGAATTTTCTTAAAGGCGCAAAATCATTAGTTCATGAGCAATAGGAGGACTCATGAAACAGTTCGATGTTTTCGTGGTTGATTACAAGCTTCATGGGGAACCTAAGTCGTTCGTCATTCGGACTAAGGTGATGAACAATGCAGAAGCCTGGCAATGGGCGAGCTGTGACGCGGGCATTGCTCCTATCCCAAGACCAGGCCGCCCTCCCATCAAGCGCTACACCAAGCCTATGGCCGAGCGCTTCGGGGTCACCGATGTGCGATGGCGCGAGTCTTCCGCCATTGCCTGGGAAGAGGATCAA